AGGCTAGGCGATTCTTATAATCGCTGTACTGGCTGCTGCCGCTGGGAATACAATTGTAAAGTCTCCTGCTGTTGATGTTTTGTCTCCACCAAAGTCAATACAAGCAACTGATTTATTGCTGTCGCTAGAGTTGTAAATCATACAACCTCTAGCAGTAACTGTAGCGGTTCCAAACGTTAAATCTGCAAAATCAGTAAAACCTGTTGTTCCTGATGAGGTTGGGTCTACTCTTGTTAAATTTGCTCCACCAGAAGTATAGTTAGTTCCAGTTGCTTGTCCAGTTGTAACAAATGCTGTTGTTGCAGCACCAATTGTTGCCGAGCTAGTATAAAGAGCTAGTTTAAAAGTGTCCCCACCAGAGTTTTTAAAGTTGTGGACAGCTTCTAATAATTCTTTTTTAAAGCTGGTTGTTAATGTTGATGTAATTGCCATTTCAAATACCTTTGATTATTTTTGCCAAATCTTCAGCATCTCCTTGAGTTAATTCTTGAATCAAAGATGCTTTATAAGATTTTATAGCATTTTGAATATATATCAAACAAACTTTATAAATTAAATCTTTGTAAGCTCTAGCCTGGTCTTTTATATGTTGTTCATTTTCATCAGAATAGCCAACTATTTTTTCAGTTAATTGTTTAGCCCAAAACTCGGGGGGATGGCCTCCAAAATTTGTTGTTGCTATTTCTACTACTCCGAGCTCTGGCAAACCACCAGGCGTTAACTTATCTACCATTTTTTAGGCTCTCTTAAATGTTCATCATTTCTACCAATTAAAGTTGGCTCAAGTTGATGTTCGTTTGTAATTATTTTGCTAGATTTTTTTGCAATTAATTTATTTTTTTCTTGAACTACAATCATTGGGTCATCTAAACGATGATAACCATATAATTTTTCATTATCAGAAACATTGGTATCTAATAACCCACTAGATCCTGCAATACCAATTTGTATGCCTGAACTACTTGCTTTGGCTAACCAATACTCTACACACGCTCTTCCAGATTCTGCAAAGTGTAAATTTCCTTTGTAGCTAAAATCTACGCCATACATATTTATTTGGCCTACATTATTCCAAACAGCAAAAGCTACTGCATAAGCAACCGTATTGTTTAGATAGTGGCAATTTAAAGAAGCTAAAACTTCGTTAATTGGATATTCTACTAAGTTATCGCAACGTTCATCTAACTCGCAAGTGTAGATAGGTTTATTGCCATTTTCTAAAACATCAAGCATTCCACTTGTTTGATTTCCTGCATTCTCAGTATCATAAAAACGACTAGCAGGATCCATCATAAAAACTCTATCGTGGAATATAACAGATGCTACTGAATTACTAGCCCAAACCTCATCAAAATAAGTGCCGTGTGATTTTGCTAAATTGTAATCAAACCAACTGTTTCCTAAAGCTACAATAGCTACGGTAGCGCCTTTTAGCTCTTGAATTGGCTCCATATCTTCTCCATTTTAAATTTAACTAATTTGACTTCTTAAAGAATCATATCTGTATTCGTCTTTTCTGCCTCTTGCTTCCGCTAGATTTTTTAATCTAGCCACCTCTTGATTAAATCTAGTTTCGTATAAAGTAATTAGCTCTGGCTCACCTTTCATAAATGTGTAGGCTTCAATTAAACTACCGTAAAGCAAAGCATTTTTTGCATTTTGAGAAAGCCAAGTACCTGTTGTTGAAGAAGTTAAGCTTGATGGCTTATATAGATAATGTAGCTCAACCGAATAATCAGCATCTGGGACTGGAGAAACAATTAAAGTAGATCCATTACTAGAAGCCGTAGAAAGTTCTTTATCAAAATCTGCATAATATAAAGGTCTGCCTCTTTCTGATGTAGCTGTTGGATCCGGGGCATACTCACGCATAAAGCTTGTATGTTTTTTATCTAAATAGTGATAGTCTCCATTTCCATCAATAACAGCTAAAGAAAAACTTAATTGAAAATCTGATGGAGCTGTAAGATATGTATTTCCAGTTGTTAAATTACCAGTCACATTTTTTCTAAAAAAATCTAATTGTATTAACTCAAAAATTCTTTCTTCAGCATTTATTATAAAATCATCTAAAGTTGAAACAAAAGTAGTCTCACTATTTTGTACATAATTTTGTATTAAAGTTTTTAATTCGGCTAATGTCATGATGTAATAATTGTAACGCTTCCTAGTGATGATGTCATTTTGGAAATTACAAAGTTTGTTGGTAACGTAGAAGGATTCATAAAATCATCTTGAAAAATACTAGAACTGGTAACTACCACAAAACCTTCGCCAGCTTCTGTATCGTTATTTGGTCTTGGTTTATATAAAGCTTCAGGATCTGAAACATGAGGCTCTGGCTCTAATTGAGGATGTTTTGGCTCATAACACTCAGAGCAAACTTTAAAACCTGTCCACTCTTCTTTTAATTCACTAAGCTTAAATTCAAAAGAACATCTATCGCATAGTGCTATAGCAAATTTACCAAGCGCATATGCCATTTTAATTCATCCTAATACTTGGTCGTATTTTAAAAGAGGCTCTATCTTCATCTTGATCGGCAGCTCTTCTAAATTCTTCTTCATATAAAGCTTTTAACTGAGGAGTTAATTGTGGAGCTTTTTTTAAAGATAAATAATAAGATAAGCCTGCAACAAAACAAGGATAAAATCTAAAAGGCATATCCATAGTATTAATTGCAGTATCTGCATCATCCATTCTAATAATTTTATTAAATACCAAAATATCGGTAGAATTTTCTGGGGTTGGCCATACTTTTAAAACAGGAGAAATTGTCTTGTCTAAAAAGTATTGAGACGGTCTAGCTTGAGTTTCTTTGTTTGGTATATTTAAGTATGCAGATCTACCAACTCTACTGATAGAAATGTCAGTTTGAACATTATTAACCGTTCTCCTAACTACAACGTCTAAAATATCTATTACATTAGAATTTAAAGTGTATTCAGCTGTTCCTTGAGTAACCGTTTGAGTGTCTTGCTCTATTGTCCATTGATTTAGGCCTCGGTTAGCCCATTCTGCAAGCATTAAATTAACACTTCTTATTGCAGTTTTTAGATCGTACCCTGTTCTTAATTCAAGACCACAGCGCTCGTAAGCTTCTTCAATAAACTCTGTTACGTTTGGTTCAAAATTTGTACTGTTTGATGTTGCCATTAATCTTCGTTGTATAAGTTATCAAAAACCCTATTTACATCTAAGGTATAGTCTAAATCAGATTTAGAATAATGTATATGTTGAGATGGTTTGAAATCGGGCGCACCTTCTCCTGTAACGAACCAGGCAGGGTGTGTTGCTCTAACTCTATTGTTTGGTAGTGCCACTATATTTCCTGTCCACTCACCAGCGTCTAGAAGCTCTAAAACATGACTACTTTTATGTTGAGCTGGGTCATCTGCTATTTCGCTTTCAGCATAATCAACCGTAAAATAATATTTTGCTGGAAAAATCTTACCATCTATCTTTGCTAACCAAGGACAAGGCGTTGCTCTATTCATTACATATACTGAATTATGATGTGATGAACAATCCCAGGGTTGAGCATCATGAACAGGCATAGGTTTTGCAAAATCATCAACTAATGTGTCTGCAACCAACCCTGTAATTGGCATTCTGGCCCACATAGCACCCCCATGTATATTGCCTTCATCCCAATCTTCGCAATTTGATTCTTCACCAGTAAAAATTACATGAAAACTTAAACAACGATTTGGCATAGTTGTAACGCCTATAGCCATAGCGTGTATAAATTCACCATGATATTTCTCATGGTTATGGGTATACTCTCTCCTTACCCAACATTTAAAATGGGGTATATTACTGTATAAGTACGCCACTAACTAGATATTTGCTCTTCTTCTATTAGCATTTCCTGCTATTACTGAGCCACCTTTAGACATTTTCATTGCTGAACTGCCTTTAGATTTTTTCATCATGCTTGCGCCTTTGGATTTAATGCCTCCACCTGTGGATTTATACATTTTAGCTCCACCTTTGGATTTAACATCTCTGCCTTTGGCTTTATACATTCTGCTTCCGCCTTTTGAATTTTTACCCATAATTATTTACCTTTTTTAATTGTTTTTTTCTTAGCAGGAGCTTTTTTCTTAGGCATATTTAAATAAATACGGTTATCAGAAACAGGCTCGTCTGGTCTAACTTTTGCATTAAGTCTTGCTTGAATTTTTGGATCTTTTTTTTCTTTTCCTGGCATATTTACTCCTAACTTATGGTTGTTACCTTTCTTTTATTATTCATCACTTTACCACATCCTTTAGCAATAAACCCACCATTAGATTTCTTGATTCTATTTTGCTTAGACATAGCTCTTTCTATAGCATCACCTCTTTTCTTTTCATAAGAAGTTTGAACACCATCATCCATACCAAATTTTTTACTCATAGGTCCTCCTGTGGACTTTTTTTGCCAGCTAATTCTATCTGGTCCTTTTTTCTTTTTAGCCGCTGCGTTGCATTGAGCTTTTGTTGGTCTACATGCAGGGTATGGTCTTTTAGATTTTGTAGCTGACTTTCTACCACATGGTTTGCCAGTTTTACAGTCTATCCAACCTTTGCCTTTGTTGCGTGAAAACCATTTTTTTAAACCTTCTTCAGCCATTATCGTTTTCTATTATTCATAATGCAACCTTGACCTCTAATAGCCCCACCAGTTGCTTTCTTAACTCTGCTTTTGTTGCCCCAATTTTTTGCACCTACTTTACGGCATTTAACCAAAGCTCCGCTTGCATAAGCAGAAGGCCAAACTTTATATCTTGATTTTACTTTATTGTAACAAGCGTCTTTTTTACCTGCCATTAGCACTTCCACCTTCGTCTTGCTTGACGTATTCTTGAGTTAGGATCATTTCTTGTTTTTGCTGAGCTTCTTTTAAGTTGTCCAAGAGATCTAGCGCAATAAGACTTACGCCTTTTGGCCGCTTTGCTTCCTTTTTTAACTTTGCCTGTTACAGCAGTTTTTAATTTAGATCCTGGATTAGCTTTACGATAGGCTTTTACACCTTTTGCTGTCATACCAGCGCCTTTTTTCGTAGGACGGTAATTAGCGCCTTTCCCTGTAGTGGTTCTTCGGATAGGTTTTGTTTTTCTTCGTGTTGCCATATTAATTAATATAGTAGCACCACAAGGATGCTACTACAAAGTTAAGATGTTAAGAATGAAAAACAGTTACTCTATCTATATTACTTAATACGACATGAATACCATCTTCAAACAAAACACCTGAGTCTGGAATGTTTAAAGTTTCAGTATCGTTTGCATTACAAGGAGCAATTAAAAGAGTGGTACCAGTAACAGAACCGTCTCTAAATGTTACGGTACCGTCAGAAGATCCTCCTGCGATAACATAACCTCTTAACCTAGATCTGCCTGCTTGCAAAACAGCTCCGCCTGTAGCGGCGCTAACGCTGGTAGCTGTTTTTACATCAGAACCTACAATTCTACCTGCCATTGTTTACTCCTATCTTTCTATCATTACATTAATGTAATCAATAGTCATAGTTTTTGCTACTGCTTCACCATTTTGAATACCAAATGAAATAGTTAAGTCTTCATCATTTGGAAGGTTAGTATCTACAAGAACTAAAGGCTCTGCATTATTAACAGAGTAATGTACATTTGAAGTATTTGGGTCAATAAACCAACTTAAAGTAATAAATGTATCATTTGCCATAGTAGCGATACTTGAAGCTGTAGTAGCGGTATTGTTTTTCTCAACAGAAAGATCAACTGTTGCTGCTCCATCTGCACTAATGAAATAAACACCGTCTGTTACATCAAGAGGAGAAGTATCAGTTATATGTAATCCCATAACGAAATCACTTTGAGTTGCGTCACTTACTTTAAATCTGCTTGAAAAGAATGCTCTTTTTCCAGCAGCAAGTGTAAATGCTTCGCCTTTTAACTGTAAGAAGTCTAGATCGTTATCTCCAGCTGCATTGGTAAGCAATAAAGCTCCACCAGCGGATGAAGTAACTGCTTCTGTTGCACTTCCTGTACCAGCTTCAGTTGTAGTGATTGTCCAATCACCAGAGTTGTACGTCATAAAGTCATTAAAATAACCGTAGTACGTTTGATCCGATGGATATGGTTGAAACATCGGTAAGTCTTTTTTACTTTTACTAGCAACAGTATTACCTGCCCATAGTATTAGATTTTGAAAATGTGGATTAGCCATTATGAACTCCTTTTATTTGTATTAATGGAAACCTTTACGGTCCTCATCAAGCTAATTAACTGAATTTAGTTTACTATGAGGCATCTTCTAAAGCAATAGGAAGTGAATCTTTTGCTTCCAATACTTTATTTCTTGCTTCTACTAATGATTCGTAGGTTTCTTTAATGATAGGGTCCTTACCAAAATGTTCTAGCATATCTGCTCCTACCATCTCTATTAATGCTTGAGCTGTAATTAATCTACCGTTTATATCTTGAATTTTTGAATTTACTGACATGTTGTTGTACTCCTTTTTTTGCCGTATGTCATATTTAACCGCTAGGTCTATGTTTATTAGTTTTTTTTGTAGATCAGAATAGCTATTCCAATCTCTAATTTCTTCTAAAGTTCTGCCACAACCAGCACATTGTTCGTCTGCTCCATATGTAGTTGAGCAAACACCTGTGCAGGGGTTTTGGGCTAGGGACACAACATCGCTAAGAATGTTCATGCCTCAATTTTACATATTTTTATACGAATTGTAAATTTAGAGGAAAAAAAGGGGGCTGTTAAGCCCCCAATAATTGTAGTTGAGTAAAAAACGCTACAATCAACCGTTCAATTAAGCTCCTTGAGAACCGTAAACGGCTCTGAAGTTAGAATATCCAAATGAATATCTTTCTCTAGCTTTGTATCTCATGTTTCCAGTATCGAAATCACCTTCTAATGCAGTTTGCATTGGAGATCTTTCAAAATACTTAAATCCATCAGGACAGTCTGTTTTCAAGAAGAAAG